AATATGATAAATTTAATAGAAAAAAATTCAAGTAAAACTATGACATATTATATATCATTAGGATTGGGTATAGCATTACCAGTACTAATGTTATCAATATTTTTTGCAAAAAGTGTCTGTGGAAATTTAGAAAGTATAGAAAAATATAATATTACAGATGATATTAATGGTATAAAAGAAGATGTTCCATCAGGACTTAAAGGGTTAGATACGAGTGTATTATTTTTATTTATATTTTTAATTTATGGTTTTATATTTGTATTATTTAGTATATCAAAAGAATCATTGGGATCATCTTTATATATAACAATAATAGGATTAGTATTATCAGTAATATCAATATTTTTGTATTTATTTTATACATATATTCCATTTTTTGCAACTGCGAATCTTAAGAATGTTGGAAAAGATAAATTAAATGTGAAATTATACGTAGATAAACAAGATGAAGTAAGTGGAATAACATCTAATCAATCACAAATACAAAATTTACAAAGTGTTTTTGGTAAAACATCACTATATATTTTTGTATTTTTCTTGATATATATAATTGGTTCAACAAAAATAAAAGAAAGTAGTGGATATGTTAAAGATATATTCAGTGGATTATTTGGTGCTTCAGCAATATTAATAATACCAATAATATGGGTATTAAATTTTATATTAGCAACTAAATATTTTTATATATATCCAATTGTATTATTGGGTTTTAGATTCTTAAGATATTTGGGTATGGCAATATTATATGGTCAATATTCATCCGCCCAAGAATATGGATACGATGGTGTATTAGCAGGTGATTATTTTTCAGATGATTTAAAAGAAGAATTAGACGATTTTAGTAATTATAGCCCATCTTATAATTTAGTTGGCATGGATATAATTAAAACATTAATGAATATATTTGGATATGAAAATATATTTTCGAAAGATTATGTAAATAATGGTAATCATAATTTATCATCAAATAAATATGTTATATCAGGATTATTTTCATATTTAGGACAAGATAAGAATTCTAATAATGATAATTCTAAAAATAAATTATATATACAAGGATTTATCTTTTTATTAACATTAATTATTTCATCAATTCTATTATTTAGTATTTACAAAGTATAAATGTTTTTAAAATCCTCTACAATTAGAACCAAAAATATCTAATTTAGGCGTGTAATTATCATTACAACAACCGAATCTTCTATTTATGCATGATACAAATTGTTTATTGTTATCATTCATCTTACTGCTAAATAAGAATATAGAAAATATAAATAGTAAAATAATAATAAGTAATAAAATGTATTCCATTATAAATATATTCAATATAAAATATTTATAAAGTAAAAAAAAAATAGTGGTTTTAAATATATGGACAATTATATATTATTTACTATCCTAATATTATTAATTATATCTTCATTTTGTTATTTAAGAATGTATGAAGATATTGAACAATTTGAGACATATTCATATGCCCCATTTAATTATATTACTACTGGAGCACAACCATTAAATTTTTATAATTTACCAGCTTATAGAAAACCTTATAGATATCCTTTTCAATATTATAGTAGCTATCCTACACCACATCGTACATATATCTAAATAATACTCAAATTGATTTTATGAAATGCCATCCTAATATTTCACATATTTTTTTCCAAGTCATATCTGTTTGATGTAATTTTTCTCTATCTTTTAATAAAGGAAAATATACTTTATACTCATCTAATGATAATAATTCTACGAATTTATGTAAAATATAAGAATAGTTTAAGAAATTCTTACGCCATTTAGGACATACTTCCATAAATGGTCCTTGTATTTCTTTAAACATTAATCTTAATTTTTCTTCTAAATCTTTACTCATAGAAGGAGGTGAAATTCCATTAATTTGATATAATATATGTGCTGAATGGTCATAAAATTTATTTAATTTATTTTTTTTTAAATAAACTCTTATTTTTTTTGTATCTAATTTACTTAAGTCTTGGACCCTTTCCTTTTTTATTTCTGCAATAATTTTATCATAAACTTCTTGTGGTATTTCTGTTGATTCTTTCGCCTGAAACTGTGCTAACCATTCATTGAAATGGTTAATACGCTTATAACTAAAATAACACACTTCTAATGGTGGGTCTTTAAATGAAGGTTTGTCACTTTCAATTAAAATAAATTCCTGAGTACCACAATTAGTACAAATTTGAATACCATCACTTGGATATAATGTCATTTCATTTCCACATGAACATTTAAATAATTTTGTATCAATCATTATATTACTAATATAAGATGGATCTATCTTTTTTAAATAATCATCTAAATAATTTTTTTTTTTGAAATTAGATTCTTCAGTAATAAAATCACTTATTTTCATTGAAGTATAATTATAATTATTTGAATCTATTATATCTGTTTCAGTATTTGATTCAACCGTATCACTATTTGATTCAATTGTGTCATTCTTTGATTCACTAATTATTTCATTGTTTGATTCAATTGTTTCATTAATTTCTCTTTTATTAAAAAAATCAATAACAGAATACTGAGATTTTTTATTTTTATTTGATTTTTTATCTTCTTCATAATTTAATAAATTTTCTTCAAAATTTTCAATATCATTATTTGTTTTAAGATTGTCTATGTTATTATAATAATCATGCAATAAATTTCCAACTTCTAAATAATAATTATTTAAATCTTTATTATTTATTATTTTATTGATTTTATTTTTTAATTTATAGATATTATCTTTTTTTATACTTCTTTCAATAATATATTCTGAACTGTTTTTTAAAGAGTTATTTTTAGATTTTTTATATTCTTCTATTAATTGTTCTAATTCTATTTTTAATTTTGGTACAGTAATTTTATCTTTATTAAAAGTATTAATCATTTCATTGTGTTTGGCATCAATTGTTATATTTTCAAAATTTAAATTTGTTTTTTTAGATTTTTGTTTTAGCTTTGAAGAAACCATATCTTTATTCTTTATAATAAAAAAAACTTTAAGTATTTAATAAAAATAAGTATAACTTATAATATATTTTTATTCTATTTTTGTAAATATGGACGAAGATAATAGAAATTTATTGAATTCAAATTCAAATATTAATTATAATATTATACAACAAATGGTTTTTTTATATAATGCTTTGAATGATGGTTGGACAATTAAGAAACTAAACAATAAAAAGTATGAATTTGTTAAAAATAAAGATAATTTAATTAAAAAAGAAATTGATATTGAAGAATTTATGAAAAATAATTTAAATATAGAAAATTTGAAGAAATAAATTATTTATATAGAAATTTTGAAAAAAATAAATTATTTATATAGAAATTTTAAACAGATAAAATTTTATTAATTTTTATTATTGCAATTTAATATAAAGAATTTAATATAAAGAATTTAATATAAAGAATTTAATATAAAGAATTTAATATAAAGAATTTATTTTTTTATATAATTTATTTTTTTATATAATTTATTTTTAATGTATATTTTACATCAAAAATAGAGTCTTTCACAATCATATGAACCATAGTAAAATAAAATTTAATTAAATTAATTAAATTTTATTTTACGTTTTTCTCCAAAATTTTTTTCTTACTATAGATTATAAAATGACTGGCGGTCTTATGCAACTCGTAGCTTACGGAGCTCAAGATGTTTATCTTACAGGTAATCCTCAAATCACTTTCTTCAAAGTAGTATATCGTAGACATACTAACTTTTCTATGGAAGCAATCGAACAAACTTTCAACGGTACTGCTGATTTTGGTAAAAAAGTCACATGCACAGTATCCAGAAATGGTGATCTAATTCATAGAATCTATTTACAAGTTACTCTTCCTAGAGTCGAAGCAACTGTCTCTTCTGCTTTCTTCAGATGGGTAAATTTCATCGGACATTTCGTTATCAAATCTGTCGAAATCCAAATTGGTGGTCAAAGAATTGATAAACAATATGGTGACTGGCTTACTATCTGGAATGAACTTACCATCCCTGCTGGTCTTAAACCTGGTTATGATAATATGGTTGGTAACACCGTTGCTCTTACTGGAACTGGTCTTCAAAGAACTGAAGCAACCACTTTATACGTTCCTTTCCAATTCTGGTTCTGCAGAAACCCTGGACTTTCTCTTCCTCTTATTGCTCTTCAATATCACGAAGTTAAAATTGAACTTGAGTTCAGACCTAAATCTGAATGTTACGTATCCACTGGTGGATCTCTTAACAGTTGTGGTATCTCCTCTAATGGTAGTTTAGATGCTTTCTGTGTTCCTTCCCTTGAATATGCTTCTCTATTCATCGATTATATCTACCTTGATACTGATGAACGTAGACGTTTTGCTCAAACCTCTCACGAGTACTTGATCGAGCAACTCCAATTTACTGGTGATGAGAGTACTGTAAACACAAATGTTAAGGTAAAACTTAACTTAAATCATCCTGTTAAAGAACTTATCTGGGTATGCCAAAGAGACGATGTTGTCAAACTTGGTTATAACCAATGGAACAATTATACTGATGATTTTGATGCTGACTCTGGTTACTACGCTCTTAACAGTCAAGGACTTCCTGATGCTTCTCAACTTGTATTCACCAATGTTGAAGATGGTACTAATGTATTCCCATTCGTTGGAACTAACACTCTTGACCAAGAATACATTAACTACTTACAACAAGCTGGTCTTAACACAGGAACTACTGGTATTAACACCGCTGGACAAACTACTTCTCAAGTAAGATCCATGGGTCTTCCTGCTGGTCCTGGTCCTAATGCTAATAACTTAGCTCCTACTGACTTTGGTGCCTTAACCACTGCTGGTGATTACTCCGATCATGCTGGCTTTGGTCCTATCAATGCTGGACGTAACCCTACTGTTCGTGCTAAATTACAACTTAATGGTCACGATAGATTCCAAGAACGTCTTGGTTCTTATTTCAACCTTGTTCAACCTTATCAACATCACAGTAACATCCCTCCTACTGGTATCAATGTATATTCTTTTGCTCTTAAACCAGAAGAACATCAACCAAGTGGAACATGTAACATGTCCAGAATTGATAACGCTACCCTTCAATTACAATTAACTCCTAAATCTGCCCTTGGTTCCAAGATCAGAGTTTATGCTACAAATTATAATGTTTTAAGAATTATGTCAGGAATGGGCGGCCTTGCTTATTCAAATTAAGTATTTTTATCATATACTCATCATACAAAAACAATATACTATTACATAATAATTAATATTATGGTATATACAAACTATCTAAATTATTAGGTTAGTTGCTTATACTCGTTTTAATATAAAAACTTATTTTATATTAA